TGGCCCTGGTGACACGATCCCCGCGGACGTCGCCAAGTTGATCACCAATCCCGATGTTTGGGAAGGCGGTCAGGCTCCATCGGAGGCCGCGTCCGGTGGGGTCATCCCACCGAAGGGCGGTCCCGGTTCGAATGCTGCAGCTTGGCGCACCTATGCGACCAGCCACGGCTTCGAGACGGACAAGGACGCAACGCGCGACGAGATCATCGACGCGCTAGCGGCCGAAGGAATCGCAACCGAATAGAAAGTGAGGGGCCGGAATGGACCCGTTCGCCTACCCGGAGGACATTGAGTCCGTGTTCCGGCCCCTCACTGACGCGGAGATAAATCTTGCCACTGGTCTGATCCAGCAGGCGACGATGAAGCTGCGACTGGCCGCACGTCGACGACACATCGACCTGGACCTGCTCTGGGCCGACCCACTGACCGCAGAAGCGATAACTGCAGCGCTAGTGAACGCCGCCAAACGAGTACTGATGAACCCTGAGGGAATTCGGCAACTGTCAGAAACGACTGGCCCGATGACCGAGTCGCGGACGATCGACGCTGCAATCTCCTCCGGTCTTCTGTACCTCGACAACACCGACCTAGCAGATATTTTCCCTGCCACCCGGCCGAAGTCGATCCGCTCCTTTCGCGTCCGGTCAGGTCTTGTATGACTGAGCAGATCAAGGTGTTCCGGCCTGACGTTCAACTAGACGAATACGGCGACCCTAAGCCGGTCGCGTGGGTTCTCTGGAAGGCGTTCGACGGGTTCTTCGCCCCCGCGAATCCGGCCGAAGCGCTACAGCCTGGGTCCAACACCGTCATTCACGGCGGGGTCGTTTATATCCGAGGGGCCGCCCCCACAGGAATTCTCGCAACCGACCAAGTCGAGGTTCGAGGGCTGCGATATGCCGTGGATGGCGCAGTCGGCGAATGGTCCGGGTACACCGGCTACAAGGGCGATCAGTTCGCCGTCAAGGCGGTGACCTAATGGCAACCGTGAAAGCATCCTTCCCCCTCAATGCAGTGAACCGGAAAGCGATCCGAGAGAACCTGCTTCTCGATTCCACTGGCTCGGGCGTGGAAAAGGCGCTGTTCCAAGCCGCGGAGTCGGCGAAAGGCCCCAACCAGAAGGTCTACGTCTCTCGCACATATGGTCCGTCTGGGCGTCTTTCGGTGTGGATTGTCGACGACGGCGGGAAGGGCTCACGGAAAGACCGCGTGGCGGCCCTCCGTGAGGCACTAGGGCGGGTGAAGCTGAATTGACCGAGTTCGCCTCACGCTGGCCCGACGTTCGCCTCTGGGCGATCAACCGGGTCAAAGCCCGTATCGCCGATTCCACCGCCTCCGCTGAACGTCAGACGACCTTGGCTCGACAGGTTGTTGTTTCGGTGAACCCGCAGCAGATCGAGACACCCGTCTCGCGCATCTACTTCGTATCGGTCGAGGCTTTTGATGCGACGAGCAAAGCTGCCGCCCTGAAGCTCTCGGCTGATGCTGCATACGAAATCGAGTCGGCGCCGCGTGACGGCTCACCGGTCGTTCGGGCCGCTCTCAACGCGGGGCCGAACGAATTCCGCGACTCAGCGTCCGGCGAATACAGCTACGAAACGGTCGTGCTGATCGTTGTCGCGAGGCTCCCGTAACCCCACAAATCTCCGCTAGTTGCCAAGCGGTTCGTCACAACACACACGAAACGAAAGGTAGCTAGAAATGGCCGCTGCACTCATTGATAACGGTCGGGTCAACGACCCGGCCAAAGTGCGCCTGGTGCAGGATGGTCGAATCCTGCTCGGTGCTTACGGGATCATCCCGCCCACTGGATCTGCGTGGGACCCGACGTCGGATCTGAGCGGAAACGTTCGCTTCGACCTCGGCTATTACGGGGAAGATGGCTTCAGCCTCACGCCTGAGCCCGGTGACAACAAACAGTTCACCGCGCACAATGAGGATGTCGTCATCGATCAGGACGGCCCCGGCACCTGGGCTGTCGCATTCTCCGGCATCCAGCGCAGCCGCACCCTGGTGGAGTCCTACTTCGATACCACCGTCGACACTTCGACCGGCAAGCTGGTCCTGACCAAAGCTTCTGTCGCCACCTACCGTGACCTGATCACGGTCGGTATCTCCGGCACGGATGTGATCCTCACCCACTACCCCCGAGTGAAGGTCACCGACCGCGAGGCTCTCACCTACGGTGCGACGGAGATCAACGCTTTCGGGCTGACGTTCCGTGCGTTCAAGGACCCGATCACCGGGTACATCGCCGCACAGTGGGACACCACCCTGATCGCGACCGCACCCGCGCTTCCGACCATCACCGCCAGCGCCCCCGCATCAACGCAGGCTGCTGCCGGCAACGTGGTCATCACCGGTACCGGGTTCACGGGTGCCACCGCGGTGAAGTTCGGCACCGACAACGCGGCGTCGTTCACCATCAACTCGCCCACCCAGATCACGGCAGTTGTCCCCGGACGTGCTCCTGGTGCGGGAAACATCACCGTCACCACCCCGGGCGGCACCTCCACCCCGAAGACCTTCGCCACCACCTAGGCGAACCAGACCCCGTGAGGGCAGCAGGCGGCAACCGTGCTGCCCTCACGGCCTAATTCCTCCGGTTGCCAACTGAAAGGTTGCCATGTTTGAGATTGAAGACAGTTCTGAGACGGTTCCGATGATCCCGTTCGGGTTCACCAAGAACGGCGTTCAGAAGACCCTTTTCGAGCTGCCTGTGTTGGGGGCTAAGGGTGTCCCGATGGGCATCATGTCGTCGTTCGGCATCTTCTACGACAAGTTCTCCTCCGGTCGGGCGTTGACCGATTCGGAACTGGCCGCGTCGTGGTCGTTCTTCATCCAGACCCTCGCAGACACCTACCCCGATGCGACCAGGCAGCTTGCCCGGTTGGACGAAGCACAGCTCAAGGCTGCGCTTGAGCACTGGGTGTCGGAGTCGGGTGAGTTCGACCCAAAAGCTTCGTCCTAGTCGGCATTCAGGAGTGGCATTTGAGCGCCCTCCGGTTCGACTTCCGGGCTGAGCTCGGCATCGACTACAGCCTGGTCACGTCGGGGCGGATGTCGTGGAACGAGACATGGGGACATGTGACCGAGCTGCTCCGCAAGCCGTCCAGCCATCTGGTCGCAGCAATCGAGGGGCACCGTTACGTGCCATCCGACGCTGAGCGTGCCGCGTGGTCTGTCTTCGAGATGTGGCTCGCATCACAGTCGAAGAAGGGCGCGCGAAAGCTGGAACGCCCCTGGCGTGGCCAGAAGCCCACGTACACCCCAGATGCCGTCACTAAACCCGTCGACGCGGAGAGTGCTGCACGTCGAGAGAAGTTAGCCCAAATGTTCTAGTCCCTGTTGCCGCGGGGGTGATCCCTGAAGGAGATCCCCGTGTCACAGGCGCAACTTTGGGTGGAGATCCTTCCGACCACCAAGGGCATCCAGAAGCAGGTCGAAAACGACCTGGGCGGTGCCTTCGCCACAACAGAAAGTCGGGCTAAGACCTTCTGGGGGAAGGTTGCTGGGTTTGCTGGGGTCGCCACAACCGCTATCGCGGGAACGGCTGCAGTCATTGCGGGAATCTCTCTCAAGGGTGGTCTTGAGCGCGCTCTGAACATCGAGGATGCGACGGCGAAGCTCAAGGGTTTGGGCAACTCGACGGAGACTGTTTCGGCGATCATGCAGAACGCTTTGGCGTCGGTAAAAGGGACAGCGTTTGGGCTGGACACCGCCGCGGCTGTTGCGGCGTCTGCTGTTGCTGCGGGCATCAAGCCGGGTCAGCAGTTGGAGAAGTATCTGCGGCTGACTGCGGATGCAGCCACCATTGCAGGCGGTTCTCTCGAGGATCTCGGCAACGTGATGAACAACGTCACGACGGTCGGCGCGGCGTACAACGACTCCCTGCAGATCCTTGCCCAGAAGGGCATCCCGATCTACCAGTACCTCGCGGACGAACTGGGTATCACGACGGACGCTGTCAAGAATCTGGCGTCCGAGGGTGGGATCTCTGCTGAGCAGTTCCGGGCGGCTATCGAGAAGAACATCGGTGGTGCGGCCTTGTCTGCCGGTGATACCACTCGTGGCGCGTATGCGAACATGCTGGCGTCGCTCAGCCGCATAGGTGCGAACTTGCTCAGCGGGGTGTTCCCGCTATTCAAGGAAACGTTCCAGGGCATCACCTCGGCGATGGCTCCGGTCGAAACGGCGGCGAAGAACGTCGGCACGGCGTTCGGCGAGTTCATCATCCCGATCGCGGAGAAGGTCAGCACCGCGTTCAAATCGATCGACCTCAGCGCAATACGTGATGGGCTGTCGGGATTGGCGCCGATTATCGGCCCGCTGGTCGGTGGGCTCATCGCGTTGTCGTCGAGCTTCCTCGGGACATTGCCCGTTATCGGCAAACTGATCCCGGTCATCTCCGGCCCCCTCGGCATCGTTCTCGGGCTGGTGGCGGCTCTGATCGCGACCTCGCCTGAGCTGCGTGCTGTTCTGGGTGATGCGTTCAGCCAAATCGCTGCTGCCATCGGTTCCGCCCTGGCAACTCTCGCGCCCCTGTTCGCCCAGCTGGTGCCCGTGATCGGTCTGATCGCTGGTGCTCTCGCTGGTGCTCTCTCTGGTGCGCTCACCGCGTTGCTGCCGTTCATCATCAGCTTCATCGGGTTGCTTGTCAGCCTGGTCCAGCAGCTCCTTCCGGTGATCCTGCCGCTCATTCAGGACTTGGCGGGAACGTTCGCGGTGCTGTTGGGGGCGCTCATGCCTTTGGTTGGCAGTGTGCTTGACGCGCTACTGCCGGCGCTGATGCTATTGGTGCCGGTCATCGTTGGCATCGTTCAGGCCATCGCCCCGCTGGTGTCACAGATAATCACCGCGCTACTGCCGGTGTTCACTGCACTGATTCCGCCGATCATGGGCATTGTCAGCGCAATCCTCCCTCTCGTGGCGGTCCTCATTTCCGCGTTGATGCCGATCTTCAACGCGCTGCTGCCGGTCATCACCATGATCATCAACACAGCGCTAATGCCGCTGCTCGACATTTTCAGCAGCCTGCTCACTCCGATCCTTGGCCTCATCGGGCCACTACTCGGGCTGTTGACCGACATCCTGACACCACTGATTCCGATCATCACAATGTTGATAACCAATGCGCTGCAGCCGCTGATGATGGCTTTTCAGATGATCCTCCCGCCTGTCATGCAGGTGGTAAGCGGCCTCGCGGGCAGTCTCATCCCGATCATCACCGCCGTCATGGACATTCTCGGCGGCCTGATCACCTTCCTGACCGGTGTTTTCACCGGCAACTGGAAGATGGCGTGGGACGGCATCAAGTCCGTGTTCAAGGGCATCTGGGACGCCATCATCGCCATCCTCAGGGGTGCCGTGAACCTGGCGATCGACATGATCAACGGCATCATCTCGGGCATCAACGATGTGGCCGGCGCGGTGAAGGATGCGACCGGTGGGGCGATCAACATCCACATCGGGAAGATCCCGCGCCTTGCGAACGGTGCGTTGGTCAGCTCTGGTTCGGGTGGTGCTTTGGCGCAGATCGGTGAGGGCCGTTACGACGAAGCGGTGATGCCGCTTGGTGGCCCGCAGCTCGAGAAGATTCGTGCCGCACTGCAGGGTGGCAACGCCCCGCAGTCGGCCGGTGCTGTGCGTGATGTCATCTTCCAGAACCCAGATCCGTACGTGCTTCTCGACATGTTCAACCAGAAATTCGGATCGGGATTGAGGGTCGCACGATGACGGACAAGGTTCACGTCGGGCCGCTCACGTTCGATGGTGAAGGCGGTTCGGATTGGATCTATTCCAAGCTCAAGGGATGGGCTAGTGGCCCTCCGATGCGGGGGCAGACGGACGAACGTCCGGTAGCGGATGGTGCGAACGGGTCGGCGAAGAACTTTCGTTCGGCCCGGACGCTCACCCTTGAAGGCGCGTTGCGGGCCGACACGTTCGAGGAAGCCGAAAGCGACTTCTGGGATGCGTTCGCGTCAATCCAGGCGGATGGTGTTCCGTTCCCCCTGTCGGTCGAAAACAACAACGGCACACGCACCTGCATCGTTTCCCTAGACGGTGTTCCTGACATTGAGGAGACTGGCGACAGCCCGAACGTTGCCAGCATCAGCGCAACCTTCATCGCGTATGACCCGATCAAGTACGGGCCAGCGCGCACTGTCTCGACCGGGCTGCCGACCGCGGGTGGCGGGCTCGAGTACCCGCTGCACTCGCCCTCCGGCGCTCTCTACTACGGGGCGAACGGCAACCTGGGCCGGATGACGTTGGTCAACAACGGGACCGCGGATGTGTGGCCCAGTTTCAAAATCACGGGCGGACTCACTGCCGGCTTCTTCATTCAACGGCTCGATACCGGCGATGTCATCCGGTACGACCGTGTCGTGCCGTTGGGGACAGTCGTGGGGCTCGACTCGCAGACGGAGACGGTCACCGTGGACGGTATCCCCGGCGGGTCAACCTACCTCACCCGTTTCGAGTGGTTCTCCGTCCCCCGCAAGTCCTCCATTGAGGTGCAACTAAACGCGATCGGTGGTTCGAGTGGCTCCCCGCTGCTCGAAGGAACGGTCGCAGACGGGTTCTGGTAGATGCCTAGGTTCTTCATCGGAGACCTCCTCACGGGGCGCCGAATCCAGAATTTGAACGTCCTGACGGGCGCTTGGACTGCCACCCTGAATGCGGCCGGTTCGATCAGTTGCACCGTGTCTCTCCGTGACCCGATCAACCGGGAGTTGGGGTTGGCTGAGCTCGCTGCGGTGGGGAAGTCATTCCTGGCATGCGCGGAAGGCAAGACCATCCTGAACGCTGGCCCGTTGTGGGTTCACGACTACGACGATGATGCACAAACACTGTCGTTCACCGCAGCTGGCATGTGGTCGTACTTCGATCACCGCGTTCTGCTCCCCGTTCTTGCAGGGCGACTTCCGACTGACCCGACCACAAACACCCGGTGGACGAAAGTATCTGTCGACCCCGACGACCCATGGCCGGTCGACACCAGCAAGTCGTATCAGGGCATGGTTCGTGGGCTGGTGGCGCAGGCACAGCTAGAAACGGGCGGAAACGTGCCTGTCATCCTGCCGGCCGAAATACCCGGCTCCTATGAACGCAACTATGTGGGCGCTGACGTGGCAATGGTCGGGGAACGCATCCGCCAGTTGACACAGGTCGAGAACGGCCCTGACGTTCGATTCCCCCCACGGTTCACTGCGGACATGCTCGGTGTCGAATGGCCCCTGCTGATCGGAACACCAACCCAACCGTTGCTGTTCTCGCCGATCGATGTGACCTTCCGACCCTCCGCGAACAAGTCCTCAGTCTCGAAACTCAAGGTCAACGTGGACGGGACCAACCTCCTCAACCGCGGGTTCGCCTCCGGTGGCCGCCAGAGTGGCGAATCGGTCGCAGCAGTAGCCACCTCCACTGCCCTCCTCACGGCCGGTTTCCCTGCTCTGGATGGTGTGGATACGTCCCACCAGACGATCTCAAAAGATCAGACGGTAACGGCGTACGCGAACGAGTTGTTGCTGCGCGGGTCGAAGCCAATCCAGAAGTGGTCATTCACCCACAATGTGTCGCAGGAACCGTTCCTGGGGTCCTTCTCTGAGGGCGATTTTGCGAACGTTCGTATGCACGACAACCCTTACGTCACGGATGGAACGCACCGAATGCGAATCACCCAGATCAGCGGTGACCACACGGGAAATACTGTGGATCTCACATTCCAGCCGGAGGTGTCGTAATGGCTGGTGGTTATGCGATTCCTGCAAACACACCGGTCGACCAACTCATCCAGCAGCTGGAGTCTCTGCGCGATCAGGTGCGGGAGCTCCAACGCCCGGACGGTTCGCAGTTGAACGATGCGGTGAAGAAACTCGAGCAGCTCGTCAACGATCTGCCTGGACAGGTTTTTGCCGTGCTCGCCACTGCGGTCAATACTGGCGATGTCACCGCGACGGGTTTCGGTCACTTCGGTGGGGAAGTCACCGCCGGCGGGAACGCGTCAGTCACCGGCAGTCTGGGAGTGACAGGTAACTCCTCCTTCGGGCCGGTCAAGTCCGCCTACTCGCGGGCCCACACTGTGCTCTCCGGATATGCGAATGCATACTGGGATGGCAATGGTGATGCTGGCGTGAATGTGTCGTCCGTGGATTCCAAGCAGGACATCGCCCCGGCTGACCTGTCGGAGGCTGTTGAAGCACTCCGCACCCTGGCGCTCGTGCAGTGGCGGAATATCGCGGCGGTGGATGAGTTCGGCGACGAAGCCCCGACCGAGTATGGATCGATCGCTCAGTATGTCGCCGCTAAGGGCTTGGACGCTTTCACATTCAACGTGCAGGACCCAGACGGCGACACCGGCGTGGTTCAGGGCATCAACTATGAACGCTGGACGATCCCGCTAGTAGCGGCATTCCAGAGCATCGATGCGCGGCTGCGTGCTGCGGGAATCTAGTCGCAGGTGGGCACGCCGTTGATGGTCGACCCGGAACCGCTCGCGCACTGAGTGGTGTCGTAGTGCCCGCCACCAGCCTCGTTCGGGTCTGACACGAACGGGATGGGCGAACCAGGGGAACCTGCTCCACCACCGCCACTTGACGCGGATCGTTTGACGGGCGCTTTCGTCGCGGCTTTCGCTGCTGCATCTGCGGCGGCCTGAGCTTCAGCAGCGATACGGGCGTCCTCTGCAGCTTTCGCATCGGCGGCAGCTTTGGCTTCTGCTGCTGCTTTGTCTGCAAGGAACTGCTGGTAGGCGGCTTCGTCGGCCGCGTCCTGTGCGGTTTTCGCATCCTCGGCAGCCGCGTACATGGCTTTCTCGGTTGCGGCCTGCTCACGAGCATCCTCGGCAGCCGCAACGGTGCGTGCCTGCTGTTCCGCGCGGGCGTTCTGAATCGCGGTCGCAGTGCCAACGGTGCCGAAGATCAGCCCGCCGATAACGACGACGGCGATTCCGATCTGCGCGGGTACGGGCAGTCGGGCCTTCGTGAACGTTTCGCGAGTGATCTTCATCCGCACAAATTAATCCACTTCGGCGGGAACTTCTACCCCCACAAGGGGTCTGCCCGACCACGACTACCCGGAAGGACCGCCATGCCGAACAGCATCACTCTCCCCATTCAGGAGGAGAACAGCAGCGTTGACGCCGAGAAAGTTGTCGTATGGGCGCAGGGGTTTGACGGTGTGGATGCGCACATTGTGTGGAAC